AAGTAATAGCGCTTACAGAGAATCCGTTAGACGGAACTGCAATCACCATTGGCGTTGACATTGACACACCTAATATTACTGTGTTTGTGGGAGTTCCAGCAGTAGGAAATACCGCAGCTGGAGCCGTTAACGAATTGAGAGCGTTATTCTCTGCAATCGTTAATGCAATTGGATTGGTTGAAGTGTTAAGAAAACCGCAATAGTTGATCTGATCGTTACCTGCAGGCGTAACAGTCAAAGCAGCTGAAGCGGTTGTCGAAACAGCAACAACGTAAGATGGACCAACTGGTCTAAATACGCTTGTATTTGCCATGATTAAGCAGCGTTAACAGCTATTGGCAAGCCTTCTACACGGTGAACTTTAAAATCATATACACCAGCAGCAGGCGTAATAGCAGTTGCAGCACCAGATGTGTTCTGGAATTGAACTGTTAAAACATTAGCAGTAGCCACATCACAATTAGAAACAATTATGTTTGAGGTTTGATTACCTTGATATTGCAATAAAGTCACAATATCTGTAGACAAAAGACCAGAAACTGCAAATGTTTGCAAAGATTGTGTGGAAGATGTGGTTAGCGCTGCAGGCGTTAGAGTAGGAGCAATAACAAACTGTTCAAGTATGTTACCTCTTGCAATTGTGGTGCTAGACATGTTTTTTCCTTTGGAAATAGGTTAATTGTACTTTAAAAAGAGAAAAAGTCACCCCTTTTGAGGGTGACCCTTCTCAATTTCAGCCTGGATTAGCTGAAGTCGTAGCCATAGACATAAACGTCACCTGTTCCAGTTGCGCCAGATGCAGCAGTTACATCAACGTACAAAGTTTGACCTTGTAGAGCTGGTGTATTTGCTGATGCTGTTGACAATGAAACGCCAAGTGGTGCTGTAGCCAATGCTGCGATCTGAGTCGTTGTCAGCGCTGGGAACAAACCTGTTGGTGATCCTACGTTTGTAGTTGTGATGCTCATAGCTGTGCTAGTTGTCAATGCAACTGCAGAACCTGCATTGTTGACGTTGGTAACTAACATAGTCTGTGGCAAGTACGTTGTAGAGTTATTTACTGGTACTGGTGTAAAGGCAACGGCATTCAAGTTAACACCTTTTGCAACGCCCAACAAACGCAGAGTCTGGTTTGTTGTGACATTACTTGGGTGTGCCGATACTGTGGTTGCTGGTCCTGGATTACTCATTTTATGTTTTCCTTTAAATAAGTTAATTAGGCTGCAATGCGGCAGGCAAGCTCAGGGTACAAAGGCGCCCATCCGTACAATACATCCAAACGTGTTGGGATTGAATCGTTGTTGATGGTGTACTGGCGAACTACACGCATTGACAAACCAATTTCTTTGTCTGATGCACGACCAGCAAAATGGACCCCTTCTGGTAGCTCCAAATCTGCTACTGCCAGGGTAAAAGCCGTCCTATGAAAGAGTACGTTTTGTGGAGACAATGTACCTGTGTTGTTGAAAGGCGTTACAACTGCTGTTGTAGATGTAGAACCAATCACGATTGTGTTTTGGAACTGACCACCAACAATGATTGCAGGTGAAACTTGAATGTTTGTTGCGCCAGTTCCTACAGTTGTAGTAGCCTGAACAACAAAATTACGCAGTTTGCCTGAACCATAAGCCTGGCGGTTTTGTGGGTTGGTTGCATATAAACCAGCAATCTGGATCACGTCACCAGCATTCAATGTGCTTGAAGATGATGCTTTGATCTGAATTGTGGAATACTGTGACCAGCCACTTGTCAAATAACCAACTTGTGCAGTTGTGTCAGCAGACAATGTGTTACCAGAGTAAGAACCAAAAGTCTGTGAAACCACGTTTTGATCTAATTTCCAGTTTGTACCAGCTGAATCACGGCCCATCAAACCCTTGCGATACTGTTCAGCAATGGCTTCTTGGGGCATAAACAAACCTTTTAAGCTGTCAACAATTGTTGCAGATGTAAAGGGTTCTACGATACAAGCACGACGTCCGTCTCTAGGTGCGCCTTCAGCATCAAGATAAGCACCAGCTGTTAAGTAGGTGATCAATCCTGTTGGAGGAGTACCAGCAACACCAACAATGTTTGCAGTTTGAAGTGCAGCCATTGTTAAACCGTCACGGTCAATCTTGTTCGCAATTGCAGCACATTCTGTTACTTCAGGTTTCCCTTACTGACCATTTCTGGCGGGGTTGATTCTTCGATCTACCCTCTCCGACTTTGTTTAGGTTATATCGGAGTTCAGACTATCGCATACTCTTTCGAGTCCATCCCACTTAGTCGTTCAGGCTGCACAGATTTCTCTTGCTTGCCCCTTGTTAGCCTCCTCAGGCCGTCCAAGTCAATCAGGGACAGTTTTCCTAATTCTTAATGAACTAGGCCGCTACTGTTAACGGCAGGCTTCAATACACGATCAGAGAACATATCAAGGCTTAAAGCTAAGTCTTGAGTTGTGAACTGAGTATCAACGTGGAACTGAGTTGACAATGTAACAGGGACTGATGTCTCGTTAAAGTCTTCTACGTTCAATGCTGGTCCAGTTGTACCTACAAATCTTCCAGGTCTCATTCTGTTACTTTCACCTTGCGGTTACTGACCATTTTCATGGCGGTTTGGATTCTTCGATCCAAACTCAGCGACTTCTTTTAGGTTATATCGCTGTTCAGACTATCGCATCCCTTTCGGGGTTTCTCACTTAGTCGTTCAGGCTGCTTTCGCTTGCCCCTTGTCGCCTTCCTCAAGGCTTCCAAGTCAATCAGAGAAACTTTTTCGTCCGCATACCTGATCTTTTACGGACGTTTACTGTGTTACCAATCTTGCCACCTCAACGCAAAATTCACAGTAAAAGCAGAGGCAGGCGTTTATACCACTGCAAATTGGTCATCATAGTTGCGATCAACTTCACTTGTGAAAGTGAGTTCGTTTTCCAAAACCATTAACGCCTCGTTAGTGATCTTGGATATCGTTAGCAGATTATTTGCCATTTTTCGATTTCCTTTTAATTAAAAATTGTTTACCTAATCTTTCCAGACTTACGCATTTCTTTCCATTGATGTATGGTTCCTGTGAACTCCCCTTCGGAAGTCAATGGTACATCTACGTTAGATCCGCCTCTGATTGGATTGATAGGCGCTGGTGCGTTACTCTTTCTTACAGCAGGCTTAGGCGCTTCTGCGGTCTTTTCAAACCTAGCCTCTAATCTTCCAATCTCTCTTAAAGCACTCGACAAAGGTAATCCGCTGATCTTAGTTGCTATCTCGGGATTCTCTGCCAGATGGTAAAGAATCTTGGGTCCGACATCGCTGTCTAAAATAGCATCCCTAACTTGATCTGATACAACCACATCGCTTGATGCAACCATATCCTCATAATCAGGTAGTTCGCTTTTCGCTGCTTCTAACTTTGTCTGCCAAGAGGTCATAACTTTCTGGCGTTCTTCGTTAGCTTTGCGATCAGCTTCCTGTTTGTCTCTGTTTGCAAGTGCTTTAGCAGTCGAGAACTCTGCCAATGCTTTTGCATATTCAAACGCATCGGTAAAATCACTCGGCTGTGGCTCTCTATTAGGCTCCTCTACCTTTGCAGGCTTAGAACCCCTTTCAAGCGCCTCTAAACGTGCCTCTAAATCACTAGCCCTTAAGCGCTCACGTTCAGCTTCCTGACGTGCCATCTCTCGTTGCTTCGTTAATTCAGAAAAACGCTTTTCAAGTTTCGGATTCGGCTTCTTTTCGCCTTCCTCTACTGGTTTGGGTTCGTCTGCAACTGGTTCACTCTGCGGTATATCCTCGACTACTGGCTCGGTTTCGACCGCCTCAGTAGGAGCTTCCGTAGCTAAACCAAGTTTATTAGCATAAAACTCGCCCGAATTTTCGCTCGTCAATACAGACGATGCTTCTCTTTCACTAGACATAGGTTTTCCCTAAGAATTTGCCCTGCGTACCTCACAGGTAAGGTTTAGTCAATATAACTGAAAGTAATTATACTGTCAATTATTGTTGATTATTTGGCATGATAGATTGATCTGCTGCTTGCATGGCTGCATATTGCTCACGGTTGCGCATCTGAATTTCACGTTCTAATCGTGCCGTGTCCATGTTGTGCAATAGTAAGTCTGCAATAGCTTCGATCTCTACCCTATTCTGGCTTGTAATGGCTCTGGTGTTGGCATCATGCACCCTAGCTTGCAATATAGACTCTGTATTGTGCGCTTTGCTTGTCTGGCGCATCAATTCACGTTGTGTCTCAGCCTGTTGCTTCACGCCTTCAATGTCTGCACGCTGCTTCATAGCCAACTGCATTGCCTGCATCTGCTGGGTAAGCTGTTGCACTTGGCCTTGCGCTGCCTTAATTGCAATCTGCGCTTGCGGAGGTATGTCTGAATGCTCGTCAATCTGCGCCATTGGATTCATAGCAGCCAAACGGTCTGCAATGGTGTCTGCGCCAGGGAAGTCCATGTTGCGGAATACCAGATCTGCTGCAGCGTTAAACAATTGCTCGTTGCCCTGTAACAATGGCATCATGGCTTCGACCGCTTCTTGGCGTTTAGAGTTGTAGCCTGGTCCAGTTTCCATCACCACGTCGTACTGGCCAACAGTCACGTCATTTTTAACTTTACCAATTGCGGTGCGCTCATTAATTGATATTAGATCGGGCTTTCCGTCATCTCCAATGATACGCATGATGCGCTCAGTATCATAAATCTTAGGAATTAGGTCTAATATTACCTTGCCTGTGTACGCAATAGATTTGGTCAAATTGTCATATAGGTCAAAGTTTGTCAGATCAACTTGCATTTGCTGACCGTTCAGCGCTTTACCAGACATGTTGCCTGGCAGTTGTTGACTAGGATCATATATCCCAATGATCGTTGCCATGTCTGAGTTAATTTCCTGCGCTGCAGCCATCACACCAGCTGGAGGCGGTTCAGGTTGCAGGCGTATTGGCGGAGGCGCTGGGTTGCCATCAATGTCAGTCTGCTTATAGCGCAGAGTAGCCATAGACTTGATGTTTGCTGCAGCCCAGTCTAGCTCGTGCCCTTCGTCCTGACCTTCAGCCATAATCCACTTGGCCTTTGGTGCAAGCGCTACAGACTCGGTGAGTGACGTGACCCAAAAGTTATACATGCGCTGGGCATCTTTTGCATGGCGAACCATACCAAACTTTTTGCGCTTGTCACCGATTACGACGTGCCGACCGTAAACAGGCACGATTGGTATGTAATAGCCAGGCCAATCACGTTCTTCGAGCACCGATACCGCGGTTAATTTCTTCCATTTAATCGTGCGCTTAATAGATTTACGTTCATTAACGACAAATAGACCCGCAGTTTCTATTCTTTTAAAGAAGTTTTTATCGTCTGCAAACCGAACGGAACCATCTGAGAGCTGATATAGCGTTGCGGGTTCTCTTACTGTGTACCAATACTCTGCTACTCTTATGTCTTCTTTGGTAATCCATTCGCTTTGTGTGTCTCCAGTTCCACGGCTTAGGAATGATGTTTCGTCCACGTCAGGGTATAGCTCCCTAAATGTGGTCTTAGGCATCATTGTAGTTATTAAACAACGCTCTTGGTCTGAGCCATCAACAGCAATTGAATTAGGATCAAGATAAACGGTAAAAGGATTATCAATTGGGTCAATAAAGATTTCTTGATCAAAAGAATCCTCACGCACATAGCGATGATCAATACGCCAATATCCCCAACCCATTCTAACTGCATAATTATAGGCATTGTCATAGGCGTTATCTGCATTTGAATTGACCTCAATGTGGCGGATTATGCCCTGCACAACCTTGGCCTCTGCAGCATCCTCAGTCGTATTTGTCGCATGGACCTTGATCCTGGGGCGCTGCTGACGTTGTTGGTTGGTAACCTGGCGGCAGTAACCATCCAGTTTATTAATGGTCAATACTGGCCTAGACTCTAAATTACGACTGTTCTGCAGGTCTACAGGCCATTGGTCACCGCCAGATGCAAACTTTAAATCCTCAAGCGCTTCTTGACGGTTCATTGTGTCTGCATCATTGGCAAACTTTAGAAACTGTTTAGCTTCATCAATTATTGGATCGTAATCTTGCGTATTTGAATCGTAGGCCATGTGTTTCCTTTACAACGCCATCCAGCTCTGTGGTGGTGCATAGTTTACTTGTTTTGCTCGTTTTGGTCTAGTTTCCTGCACGCCCAGCGCAATGTACCTAAACGCATCCGCACCGTGCGAATACTGGTCATGCAACGGATTTCTGCTGAATTGCTTGGTGTCTGGATCTACCTCGTACTTGTAATGTCTGAGGCATTGCAGTCCATCATAGCAATTATCTCTGTCAAAGTAGCAGTTGCGGAATATAGTTCTTGCTGCATTAATAGAATCTGCGATAGGCGTTCTAGGGATAATTTTTGTTTTAAATCCTGCAGCTCTGACAATTTCCTCAATGGACCGTCCGTTTGATCCGATGGTTTTGTTTTGTGCATCATGTGGCAACCATAAAGTATCATAAACGTAACCGTAAGTCTGCATAAGCGACAAATAATGGCTGATTGTCTGCTGATTGTCTTCAATGTAGCGGATTAGCCTTATCTCCTGCGCAATAAACTGCACGAACCAAATAGATGTACTGTCTGCCCAGCCAAGGTCAAAGACTGCAATAACTGGCTTAGTAGGATCGTAACGCACCTTAGTGATGCGCTCCTCTAGCTCTGCGCTCTGCATTTCCCTGGCAAAGACCGCACCGTCCACAGTCTGCCTGCACAATCCTTCCCAGACCGTGTTGTAGGCCTCTGGATCTCTAGCCTGCAAGTTAAGGCGTTCCATGTTTAGCGTTTCAGGAAACCAAGGGTTGTCATTCCAATTGATTTTCTGCACTATTGCGTTCTTAGGCGCATGTAATATAAAGCGCTGGTAAGTCGCATCCGATTCCAACTCGGGGTTAAAGCTGATCCATATCTCGGACCCTTCTTTACGAATAGTTGGCACTAGCACGTCCCAAGATCTTGAGCTTACCGTTTGTGCTTCCTCCACCCAGCAAATATCAACCCCTTCATAGCTTTTTACGTTTGCCACATTGTTTTTTAGGCCAACAAAATTAAACTCAGTACCATTTTTGCCCCTAATCGTTCTGTCAATTACCTCGTAAAAATCAGTTAAACCAAGCGCAACCACCTGATCACTCAATAGCTTATGTACTGAATCCTTAATTGATGTTTGAAACTCTCGGGCGCATAGTATGCGTAATGGGCTTTTTGTCCCTAATATAAGCAATGCTCTAGCTATACCCCAGGATTTTGCGCCTCCACGACCGCCCCACAATACTTTATATCTGCTTTTTTTAAACAAGCACTCTAGCTTAACTGGGAATTCAACTTGTGCCAGGCTCATGGGTTCCATCTTTAAATATGATTTGGAATCCTTCCACAGCGCTTCCGTCTGGGTTAGCTATTTTAGTTGTGTTGGTTTCGCCCCAGCCCATTTGTGCTTTGGTCCACCAAATCATTGACGTTGTATCACCACCAACCGCCTTATTAAATAAAGACTTGGCAATAGTAGCCGATGCCGTAGCCTTGCCCAACGCCAATTCTGTTCCGTAATACTTGCGCAATGTTTTATCGTTTATGCCAATCAACGCACCTATTTGCTCTTGAGGCAAGCCAAGTCCTGATGCCTGCTGCACCTGCGCTCTAGTCTTTTCTGTTGGCTCGTGTTCTTTCATCTTTTTATTGTCGGTAAATAGTAATTTATGATT